TCGGTCTCCGTGGCGGCTGCCGGGGCGGTCATGCTAGCTCCCGGTAGTGCCTTGAGGGTTTCAAGAGCCTGCGAGACGAGCTCGCGCTTGGTCTCGGTCAGTTCCTCGTCAGCCTTGATGTCGGATGCTGCACCGATCGCCGTGTAGAGCCCCACGTCGAACGATGACGCCTCGGTCTCCCACGGCGCAACGATGGTCTCGTCCTCGAACTCGGCGCGCATCTTGGCGTAGTAGCGTGCGATGTGGCGCTTGACTGCGGCGCGGTCCGTGTCCGGCATGTTGACGCCGCCGCGGCTACCCTGCATCACAGCGGCACACGCGAAGATCCCGCGGGGGATTGCGGTCAGCGTGCCGTTGATGACGTCGGCGAACCCAAGTTTGTACGAGCCGAACTTCTCGGCATCCTCGCTGTCAACCCACATGAAGCCCTTGCTGTACTTCTTCCAGTCGATGTCCTCGCCACCTGCCCATGCACGCAGGCGAGCGTCGGCACCGTCCGCGTCCCATGCGCGGGAGCGGGCAGCCAGCGGGAGGTCGCGGAATGAGGTGGCGGACTTGACCATCGTGACGCCGGCCTCCGTGTTCGCCGGGAACGTCACGAGCGAGACTTCCCACAGCTTGATTTCCTTGAGGCGCCGCACGTCGGCGGCCTTGTCGTACTCGCTCACCACCGTGTCGTACCCGATGCTGAACCCGCGCACGTACGACTTCTTCATCGTGCTGTAGGCGCGCTTGCCCTGTTCCGTATCCAGGTCGATGAAGCCATCGACGGCCAGACCCTTCGCCTGCTCCTCGGCTGCGGTGATCCCGCCGACCGGCTCGCGGGAGTCGTGCTGCCACAGGAACGGGAAAAGCACGGTGTCACCGCGTGCATCGGCTGCGCCCTTGGCGTCGTTGAGGCTCTTGGCGAACGCTCCGCGCTCCACGATGTCGTCAACGAGGTCTCGGTTGCCGAACACCGACGCGAACCCCGAAAACGTCCCGTCTGCGCCGAGTTGGTTGACCTTGAATCGGAACGCCTTGCGATCCATGCGAACCTCCAACGAAAAGAGCCGCCCGAAGGCGGCCCGATCTACTGCGTGCGGATTCGGTGCTAGTTGCTCTTCTCGGTCTTGCTCACACCGTTTCGCCCTCGACGACATGCCACGCTTTCATCTCCGGGAACTGCCACTCGTGCCCGCAAACTTCGCAGCGCCAGAGTCGGCCAGAAAGCGTATAGACGGGAGGCTCTTCGGCAACCGGGTTCTGATGTCGGCACTTGGGACAGAACACAGCAGTGATGGGGCCAAGTTGCAGATAACCGCTTGTCCAGGGGCCGTTGTAGTCCTGTGCTACCCGCTGCGTGACAACAAATGCACTGTTCATATCGGTTCTTCCCCTATCAGCTGTTCCGCCACTGAGACGCATGCGCAATTTACGTGAACTGGCGGATCTTCGTACCCGCCGTCGAACGTGCCGTTCTCCTCTGCGTACGTGCCGTCGAGCGCCTGACATACCTCGCAGACGTTCTCCCCGCTGGCATCCCACCGGCGCACGATGCGACCAACGATCAGCCCTTGCTCCCGCGCCTGCACCAGCGCCTCACGGTTGGCCTTGGACGAAGCGAACGCCATCTCGGTGCGGGCGATGCGCTGCGCGCGGTTGCGGGTCAGCAGGTCCCTGTACTGCGCCACCTGACGCTCGACCACCGCCGGCGAGTGACCGGCTTCAACCAGCGCCGTCTCGAGATTCGTCACCGCCCGCGATTCGCGGTCAAGCAGACCCACGAACTCCTGAATGCGGTTGGCAAACACGCCCTGCGGCACGGGGTTGGTCATCGTGTAGTAGTCGGTCAGCCATTGCAGCGTGTCCCGCGCGCCCTGCGTGAGCTCCTGTGCAAGCCTGTCCTGCCGCCCGGCAAGCACCCCCAGGAGCCGCGTTGACACCGCCCATGTCATACGCTGCGCAGTCCCGCGAGCGAACCCGCTCCCGATGCCCTCGGCCATCTTGCCTTGCAGCGTGGCGATCTGTTCCTTCACGAACGTCTCGTAGCTGGCCCTCACCGCTTCCTGTACGGCGACAGGAACGCGCCCGTAGGCGAGCATGGCCGCAATCTGCTCTTCCGTGATCGCCTTGCCCTGCGAGGCCCACACGGCGCGCAACCACTTGGCGGCCTGGGATGAGTGCATCCCAAGCAACCGCTGCATGAGCGCAACCATGTTGGTCTCGGTGAGCGGGACGGGTTTCAGCCATGCCGGTATCGCCACGCTCTTACCCTCGAAGCGCGGGAGGGTGTGGGTGTCAACCATGCGTCAACCTGATGTCAACCTCGTGATCAACCGCCGGAACCAACGACAAAGGACCGCCCCGACCCAGGTACGGTGCGCGTGCGCAGTCCAGCCAGGACACAACCACCAAACCTTATCGCCCTCATGGAATAGCGGGTGCCCCACCCCGATCCTCTCCAGCCTGCTCATACCGGCTCGTCTCCGGTGCGCTGTATCCTGCGAGCGTGGTCGTCACGCTCCGCGATGACTGCGATGGATGCGAAGTGGTCGCATGAATCCGTGAGCCTCTTCACCTCTGGCTCCCTGTACGCGTCCAGATAGCACGCGCCGAGCCTGGCGTCCTGCGGTTGGCAGTCTCCGCAGAAGTGCGCGCAGAACCCGCAGGTGCGATCCGCAAGGCCGCTCATGGCTCGTTCCATTCCCACTTGCCATCAAGATCGTGAGTGCGCTTCTCAAGATTCTTGATGCGACGATTAAAACCGGAAAGGTCGAAGAACGCTACAACGCCACCGACCCAACTCACAACCGTGAACAGCGCAAGCGCGTAGACCAAAGCCTCCCCGTGCCAGGGAAGCGCCTGAACGTGCTGCGCGACCTCTCGCGCAAGATCGCCGATCATGCCTCCTCCGTCATGCTCGCTCCACCCGTCACCGCCTCAAGCGGCACCTGCGCAGGCGGCACCAGGATCACATCACCACCCGCCACCTTCTCGTAGCCAAGCGCCTCGCGCTTCTCATTCAGCGTCACAAACGCACTGGCGTTCATCCGGTCCCATACCTGCGTGCGCTCTTCCTTCAGCGCGTCAACGCTGTCCTTGTCGTACGTGACGACGTAAGGGCCGCCCGAGAACCATGCGTTGACGTAGCGAGTGAAGCTGGCGTACAGCCTGTCAAGCAGCGGGAACACCCCATCGCCCCACAGGACGGCGCGCGCCTCGCGGAACGAGTTGTACGTGAGCTGGCCCTTCGCACCCACGAGTTGCGGCGGCACCGAGTACGCGCATGCGATCTGCGTGGCGGTCTGTTCGATCAGATCATTCCACGACATCTCGGACGGCTTGAGACCGTACGGCGTGACGGTGACACCGCCGCTGGTAACGTGCGTGCCGCCCGCCTTCTCGCCAGCGAACGATGCCTCGAAGAATCGCTTCGCCGCTTCGGCATCCTCGTCTTTGAGGGGCGCATCGAAGTGCAGGATGGTGCCAGGAACGCCGCCATTCTTGAGTAGGCTGTAGTTGTACTTGAGCGCCATCGTGGAGGCGTCAATGCTGTAGCGGGCAGCGGCAGCGGGTGGCATGCCCTGATACGGCTCCTCGGCGTCGAATGCCTTGAACCACCACACGGCATTGCGATCACGCCCGCCCCTGCTCTCTGTTTTGTAGCTACTCGCCACCCTCCCGCTGTAGTCGAATGAGACAACGGACCCGACGCGATCGCCGGGGGCCACGGTCACGAGGTCCGGCTCGAGCGTGACGAGTTCCTTCGGCGGCGCCGCATCGCTCGGCCCCACGCCAAGCGTGAAACACTGCCCGCCGATCAGGTAGTAGCTCAGGATGGTCTCGACGATCTCAGGCCACCCTTGCTCACTGTTCGGGTTGGCGAGTAGCCGCTTGATCTCGTGCGATTCCTTGTCAATCTCCTCCAGGTCGCCACTCTGGCGTACCCGTTGGAGGATGGGCGTGGGCATTGAGCCGCACGACGCGAGGATGCGGACGCACCTGAAAACGTACGGGTTGCTGGCGTACCCCTCGCCTGCGTATGTCGAATAGGACCATGTGGTCGTGTAGGCGCTGCCGGGTGCCCAAAACGCGGTGAACGGGCGGGACGTTGCCGCCTTCCATAGCCAGCGGGCGAACCGCTCGCGCAAGGTCTGTCGCTGCATCGTCGCTCCCTAGTCAGGGCAAGGACATGTGATGAACTGCCCGAAACAACGCGGACACCGTTCGACGTCGCATCCCGGGGCGTGGTACTCGCCGACGCCAACTCCGCAGTCGTGGCACGGCGCGCCCTTCTGATTTGGTTCGAGCACGTCTCCGCCGTGCTTGATGCGCACATACTGCATCCCGCGCAGCATGACAGTCGATCCCTCGTTATCCATGCCAACTCCCATCAGAAGTGAATCCGGCCCGGTGGCGTGCTGGCACCTTGCCAAGCGAGCGCCAGAGCGATCACGGTGTCATCGTGCATGCCTTCCGGTGCGTTGTACGTCGTCAGGCCGGATGGCAACCGCTTCGATTCGTACGCTTCGAGCTCGCCGATGCTCGTGGGGTCGTCGAGGATGCTGATGTCCCGGCGCTCGAATGCCAACGCAAGCGCCTCGATTGCCGCCGCCTTGCTCGCGTTGGTCGTCAGGAATGGCGTGATCCTCATGCCGTCACGGGTCAACTGCTCAATGATCGGCTCGCCCATACTGTTACGCTCGGCGATCACAGTTCGCGGCTTGAACCGATCATATAGCGCCTGCAAGCGTCCGCGTTGCAGCGTGTAATCGACCTGGTTGAACCGCTCGCTCGCCACCTCAGCCTTGAGGGTGCAATCCACGACCTTGATGCTCGTGAAGTCGGCGTGCTTACCCCAATCCACGCCGAACACGTAGGCGTGCCCCCCGAGGGCACCCGTCTGCACTGTCGAGGTGGCGCATGCCCGCACGCCACGAAACACTCCGCCGCCGTCCTCAAGGAAGTCGGCGTTGAGTTCCTGAGCGAAGATCCTCGCCGGCATAGTTGCCCGTGCCGCTTCGATCTCGGTCGGTGCGATGAATGGGTTGCTCGCTGTCGGGAAGCGCCAACTCTTGATCTCGGGATCGTCGCCCTGCCCTGCGAGCCATAGGCGCCAGAACCAATTGCGCCCCGCCGGGGTAGAGCAGAACACCGCACGCCCAAGCCGGTCTGCGAGCGCCGGCCGTAGCACCTCTGCCCACACACGCTCGCGGACGAATGCCGCCTCGTCAACGATCACGCCGTCAAGCCCCTCGCCGCGCA